CCATTAGACCGAGTAATACCTCTTGTGCTTCCCTTATACTACCGGGTTGCAGTTCTTCTTCGTGTGCTTGCGGGGCTACTTGCTTATCCGCCATAATTTATTTCCTCTTAGATGAATGGGTGTTGCTTTTCCATAACCTTATTCATATGTCCAGTTTCAACTATGGACTGTATATGGCCATAAAGTTTGTCAAGCAATCTCATCGCAAGCCAGATTGATTCTCTGGCTTCCAACTCTGATGAACCGCTGGCTGACCAGCGATCCATTAAATCTTTTCTTAATACCTCAAAGGCTTCATTGAACAACTCATTGTTGAGAAGGTTTTGTGCCTTCTCCTCTCTCTGTAAGTCAGACATCAATATACTTTCATACTCCCTCTGGCTCGTGTTTTTTTCTTCTTGGCCTTTAGAACTTTAGGGTTAAGTACGGGATCACGCGCCTTCTCTGTTCTTCTTGCCAGCAACATTTGGTCACTTTTTCTTACGACAGATTTAGGATCAGCAGCCCATCTTTTAGCCGCTGCCTCTGTTTTGAACACCTTAGTTTTTCCACCGTAGGATGCTTTCCACCCCTTGCCCCTACCCACTCTAACTCTCGTAATTGCCATTATGTTGCTCCTATAGCTACTGCTCTCTTTTGTTCTCGTTCAAGATTCAGTTCAGCCACCTTTAACTGGGCATCAACAGCAGCCTCTTGTGCATCCTGTTGTACCTTCTGGGCTTTAATCTGAACATCGGCAGCCTTAATCTCAAGTTCCTTATGCTTTATCTGCATTTCCATCTGATCCATTTGCTGTTGTGGGGATGGCCCCTGATCTGGAACTTGGCTTGGGTCAGTTAGGTAATCATTCACATTCTGGAATCCCATTGCCTTTACAAGAGCAGAACCAAGATTGTACATATTCTGTTCATTTACAATCTTCAAACCACCTTGCATTGATTGTGCTGCAAACTGGATCATTTGGGATAAGTGCATCATCTGTTGATCTTTGTTCCCCTGTCCTAGAGCCACAGACACAGTGCAATCATACTTATCATTCCATACATCAGGACGTACCGGAATCCATTCATTACGGAGCATAACCACTCTCTGCTTGTCTTGGTTCTTATGGAGTAGTTCATAGATCGTAATCATCAAGTCCTTTACGCCAGTCTCTGCAAAGTTACGGGCGATAAGCTCCATGCGACTTTGTGCTGCGCCCATAACGGCATTTACGGCTGTCGCGGTGGTGTGGGATGTCAAGGCATTTTCATTCAATCCTTGAGACATCTTTGAGACTCCTGCTCTGGATTCCCTTACCCCGTCCAGATATTCAAGCATCTGGAAGGAGTAAGGTTCCAGTGGGGGAGTTGTGAGGGGCGTTACAGCGTTGGGTGATTTAACTCGCACTACTCCACCCGGACGTTGGGTGAGTAGGTCATCGAGATTCGCTTGCCCCTCAAGGACAGCATATCTACCGAAATTCTGATTGTACATATTGTCCATCAGGTTCCGCATTAGTGTGGACTTCATCAACTGTAAGTCCATCACCAAGTCGGCTATGGACAAGCCAAAGAACTTATGTGGAATCTTGACGGGGGTGATAGAAACAAACGGGATAGAATCTATCTCATCATTCTGTAGAACCTTATTGCCTACAGTACAGACCTTTCTTAATTCAGTAAGGCCATCTCCATCGAAATCTGTCTGAAGGAAAGACTCATGCAGCCAATACATTTTTAGGGCATCTTCTGTTTCAGAGTAACCAAGACCAAAGTTATCACTGTCATCAAATGTGAACCTTGCTAACCTTTCTCCGGTAAGGGAGTTTGCATCTTCCTCACCACTACCCAATTCTTCTGATTCTAGGTCTTCATCTGGGTACATCTCCCTTAATTCTGATAGAGTCTTCTGTACCCTATGACAAACAAACCTAGCATTTTGAATACTCTTGGCTTCCCTGCTAATGAGGAATTCGGAAGGTGGAACATTCTCAATCTTGATCTTTCCGTTGTAATTGGTTCTTGTAATTACAACATGATGTCCTTCAGAGGACATATCACCATATGCACCTTCTGAAGTCTCTCCGGGTGGGGTATGTTCTACAACCTCCACTCCGGGGTCGTTAATCAGGACAGCAAGTTCATCTTCAGTTAAATTCTTGTATTCCTCTCTCTGGGATTCGTCTGTCTCATCCCACCAGACTTTAACTATTCCATTCTTAAATAAGAGAGCATCAGTAAACCATGAATAAAGAATTTCCCAGCCCGGATTGTCCTTTGTAAACACATAGTTCACATAGTCCGTGGCTTGTTCAGCCATCTTAACGTCTTCCGGGCCATGAGGGTTGAATTTAACCATCTCATCGCCGGAAGCAAACACCCTCATAAGAGAGGGTTTAATCCATTCAACAGTATCTTGGACAGTGGAATCTACAAATTGACTACGGCCTTCCACCTCATTACCAAAAGGCTCACCATAGTAATATTCCATAGCCCTTTCGCGCTGTTCTGAGATAGTATCACCATAACCAAGAGCGTCGGTAATCTCGCTCTTTATTCTGGATACTAATTCTTCTTCAGTAATCTTTGCCATTAAATAATTCCGTAGTTCTTGTATTCCACATCATTCGTCCAAGATGGGTCTTCGCCAGCTACGGCAAAGCGTTGTGATTGAAAGGCATACCTTGTCGCTGACATGAGATCATCTCTCAGAGGAACTACCTTATTATCCTTTCTATGGTACATTCTGAACTCTTCAAACCAGTCAGAAAGTGTCGAAAATACCTTAAATTTACCCCCCTCTATGGCCTGTAACATAGCCATTAAACCCTCTTCTATTGAGTTTGAACCCTTGTTATTGCCCAATGCGGGGGGGTTTGTGAAGTGTTCTAGGAGAAAGTTACACCCCATACCCCTATATTGGTCTGCAAGGCCCGGATTTCCCATAGAATCGCGCCTATTTCCGTCATGTGGGTACGCAATCGGGATAAAATGGGGTCTGGTGCGTATCATCTCTGCATGGACTGATGGAGAGGCTTTAGAAGCCCTGTAACAGTCATATACATAGAATATCTCTGCTTCAGTGTCCACAGCGCACCATACTACGGCTGTGGGGTGATCCCATCCAAAGTCTATCGCTGCTATTCTTGGAAAATGGTCTTCAATATGTAAGGGATCGACCATAACCTTCTCTTCTGCAAGGGGAAATACCAATCCTGAGCCAATAGAAGGTCTTCCATATCTCCTCATTTCTCTCTCATGTGGGGAATATGAGGATAGAATCTGCTCCATGACGGATTCATTGAGATGTCCACGATTTCCCTTCATGGACATGATCTTTTCTGAAGCATCATCCCATGTGGCGTTGTTCAGGGATTGCCCAGACTTTAGATTATTCATAAATGAGGCCACAGTCTCCGTCATCCCTGCTTCTGGGGTGAAGGTCATATAAACCATGCCTTTACGATCTAATGTTCTAGTGACGGCTTGACTATAAAGTTCTCTTGATGGTTCCTCGTCCAACCAGATACAATCTACACTCCGTCCTTGCCACTTCTCGACTCCCATCTCGTAAGCCTTGAAGAATAAAGAAGAGTTCCCCCCACTTACGTGCTTGATCAGGGCTACGCTCTTGGCGTTGGGAACACCGGGCTTTCGTTCTGTCTTTATTATATGTTTTCTGGGTATAGTACCTGACCCGAAAGCCTCTGGATCGTCGGGGGAACCCAATAGTTCAAACTGTACAATATCTCTGGTAGTCTCGTTAGAGACTCCACCAGCCCATCCTACAATGGGTTGTGTGAATCTTCTTCCTTTCCACCATGTTGGATACAACCCGGTGAGGTGGTAGGACATTTCCATACTCCCGCAATAGGACTTTCCTATGCGGTTTGCTGCCATTAAAAGCCTCTGGTTTGCGTCCGAACCAGTAGAGTGAAACGCTAGTTGATAGGGGTACGGATCATAATAGTCAATCCTGTTGTATCGTTCCCTTTGCCGTATTTCCCTAGCGATTTCAACTGCTTGTTCTAGTTCTCCGTGAGGCATGAATCGCTTTTTGCTGCTTCTCTGCACTCTTTCTA